GCTTTGACGAGATGAGTGCCAAGATGGACAAGATGGAAACCAACGTCGAGAAGTTGGTTGCCCTTGCCAACCAAGGCCGTGGTGGTTTCTGGGCAGGAATGGCATTCGTGTCATTCATCTCCAGTGGAGTAGGGTTTGCCCTAAGTTGGATCAAAGGACATTGAGATGAACGAGCAGCTTCACCAGATCGAACTGATCAAGGCGCAAGCCAGAGTCGAGTTAAACAAGCTGGAGGCCAGTTCTCCAGCCAAGGACGTAGCAGGCCGTGCAATCGGCAAACACGGGCTGTTCTACATCACCCTGATCGTCACCATCGGTGTGGCCTCCAGCCTCGTACTCGACAAGGACAAGATCGCCGCTGTCATGGGCTTGCTGGGCGCATCGCTTACGGCCCTGATCTCCATGCTCAACGGCATCGCCGGGGCCAACGCCAAGCAGGAAAAGCCCGAGTTTGAGGTAATGAAGCAGTTGATCGACAAGTTGGACAAACTGGATCGCAAAGAGCAGCCGATGAAGGTCACCGTGGAAGGTGAAAAGGTCACCGTCAGCAAGGGTGATGACGTTGTAACTGCATCAAAGGGGTAATCATGTTTCCACTTGCAGCACTTCTAGGCATCGGTGAAAAGCTGATTGACAAACTTGTGCCCGACCCAGAGGCCAAAGCCAAGGCGCATGTCGAATTGGCAAAGATGGCGCAAGACGGTGAACTTGCCAAGATGGCAAATGAAACCGATCTGTACAAGACCGAGCAGAACAACCTGACCGACCGCCTCAAGGCCGACATGGGCAGCGACTCGTGGCTATCCAAGAACATCAGGCCCATGACGCTCATCTTTATCTTGATGGCGTACTCCACGTTTGCCATGATGAGCGCGTTTGATTACGACACCAATGAGAAGTATGTTGAATTGCTGGGCCAGTGGGGCATGTTGATTATGTCGTTTTACTTCGGTGGTCGCACTCTTGAGAAAATCATGGACATGAAAGCCAAAAAATGAACTTGACACCACACTTCACACTTGACGAATTGACAGCCTCTGAGACAGCCGAGCGCAACGGCTGGGACAACAGCCCCAACGATGCAGAACTTGCCAACCTCAAGCGACTGGCTGACTTCTTGGAGCAGGTCAAGGTGGTCATGGGCGGCAAGCCCATCATGATCAGTTCCGGCCTGCGCACAAAAAAGGTCAATGATGCCGTGGGCAGCAGGGACACCAGCCAACACCGCATCGGGTGCGCTGCTGACTTCAAAGTACCCGGCATGACCCCTGACGAGGTGGTGCGCAAAATCATTGCCAGCGGCATCGGCTATGACCAGATCATTCGTGAGTTTGATCGTTGGGTTCACATCAGCGTACCCAGCAGCGTGGACACAGCGCCCCGCAAGCAGGCGCTGATCATTGACAAGGCAGGCACCCGCCCCTTCGTCTAACTCAAGACGGCGTAGGCCAGCAGGGGCCAGATGGTCAGACCCAAGATTGCCATCAGCGCCCAGTACCCCAGCCGTTTGAGTTGATCACGCCAGATGCTTGGCGGCAAGAGGTCAGCGGCTTTCATACGCTGCCCAACTTTCGCCACCCGAACCGGGCAGTTCGGACCTTGGTTGCAATTCCCGAAATCGTCGCAGCAGTTCATCGTCTCGAATCCTTTCTTCGGTTGAAAATCGGTGCATGTCTCCGCACTCGTAACGTCTGACGACAACGCCAGTTTTTCTGGTGCGTGTTTCCTTAACCGTTGTCCACGTACCACAGTAGGGGCAGGTCATGCTCATGATGCTCTCCAGTGCATCCCGAGGTTAAACACGCTGTTCATGGTGGTGCGCGACTTCAGCCGTGCGTAATATCGGCGCTTGACAGCAAGCTGGTCAGCCTTGGGCTTCTTGGCGTCAGGTTTGTCACCCATCGCAAAAACAGCCCGAGGGTAGGTGCGGGCACCATCGTGATCGTCGATGTAGCGCACGACATAAATGCGCTTGAGTCCGGCTTTGGTTCGCTTGTTCATGCGGTTCAGCACGGCGTGGGCATCGTATCGGGTAACCCCCAGATACTCGGCCAACTCACTCGCGGTGATCTCGCCAAACTCGACAATAGCGGCAGTGGTGTCAATGACCCGCTGCCCACGGTTGAGACTGCTCAAAATGGTGCCTCCGGCAACTGGCTGCGCTGCTGGCGCTGGTACTCGGACTCCTGCTGTGGAGTCCACGGCACAGGGCCACCGGGAGGAGGGAAGGGCCACGTCATGACTGCTCCTCAGTGGCCTTGTGCAGATAGGTCGTCAGGCGCTTGATCTGCGCCTCACGGTACTTGCACATCGAGTCAGCGTATTCACGCGCTGTCTGAGCCTCCAGCAGCCTGCGCTTGCTGTCCTCCAACTCGCGCAGTGCCAGTGCTTCGGCGCTTGGTGTGGTGTATGCGTTCTTCACCCAGTTGACAAGTTCGTTGATCATTACAGTTACTCCAGTGGTTGATGTGACACAAGTGTATCACACTTTTAGTAGAGGCCGTCAAGCACTGGCGGCTGATAATTTGGGCCTTTTTTGATTTTGCCGTTGGCGTCACGAATTGGCTGGCCGTTGTGGTCAAACTTGGACCAGTTGCTGGTGTTCACACGATCACACGCATCGGCTGCTTTCATGCCTGCGCAGTAAGCCGCACCGATGCCGGTGACCACCTGATCGGCAACACCATCGAGGAATTCTTTGCGGTCGATAATTTCGACAGCACTGAGTCCTTTTTTCAATCGGCTTGAAATCTGCGAAGTGACTGAATCAAGCTCGTCAAGTAGCTTGATCATGATGACATCGACACCCTCAAGGGTGCAGGCCATCTCTTGAATCTCCTCGAAGTGGCACCCAAGCTGCACGTTGAAGTCGGCAGCGGTGGGTTCAGGGCGGGCACGTTTGTGCCAGAGTTCAATTGCTTCAGTGCTCATGTTCATACTCCTTTGGATTGACGGTATTGTTTGACTGCGTTGCGCAGCCCAGCTTGGGTTGTGGCCTTCTCATCGAGGGCCAGTGCTTGTGCTTGGTCCAGTGTGTCTTGCATCAGGATGCGGTGGCACATCACTGGTGCCCCTTGACCCTGACGGCGCACACGGGCGTTGAACTGCTCGTACAGGTCCAGCGACCAGTTGAGGCCATACCACACGAGGATGTGGCCGTTCTTCTGCAAGCCGTCAATGCCGTGGCCCATGCTGGCTGGGTGGCCGATCATGAGTTGGCAATCGCCAGTCTTCCAGCGGTGCATGGCGTTGGTCAGTGATGCCTCGGTTTTGCACTCGGTTAGGTTGATGGGCCGCAGGTCTTTGAACTTCTCCATGATCCTCTGGGCATCGGACCGGTAGGCGTAGGCGCACAAAATGGGCGACCCTTGAGCCTCGTCGATGATGTCCTCCAGCGCGTCCAGCTTCATGTCATGCACTGGCTCCCACAGGGGCATCCCGGCAATCGGGTACATGGCCCCGTTGGAGAACTGCAAGCACTTGTTTGTCAGAGCCGCTTGGTTAAACGCCTCAACTTCCTTGCCGCTGTCCAGCACCATGAAGAACTCTTTTTCCAGCCTGTCGTACTTGGCCCGCAACTCGTCAGGCATCTCAATCTCGATGTTGTTGACAATCAGGTCGGGCAGCGGGTTGTAGTCCTCGGCTGACATCTCCAGCGTGATGTCACCGATCAGCTTCTTGATGGTGTCCTCGGTGTCCTCATAGGGCACCTCTTTGTAGGGTCCGGCCTTCTTGTAGAACCGGGTGCGAAACGCTGTCTTGCTGGTGCCCAGACGCTCACCTTTGTCCACCACGAGGAACTGACCGTGCAGGTCTTTGTAGCCGTTGCTGGCAGGGGTGCCGGTCAGGCCCGTGGTCCACTCGAACTGGTCCGCGATCTTGCGAAACGCCTTGACCCGGTTCGTGGCGCTGTTCTTCATCTTGCTGATCTCGTCCCAGATGATCCCGTTGAACGGCATCGGGCGGTCTTTCTTGACAAAGTAAGTTTGCAGCGTTTCGGCCAGCCAGCCAAGGTTCTCGTAGTTGATCATGTACACGTCAGCGGGGCGCAGGAGAGCGCGGGTGCGCTGGTCCTTGGTGCCCGCCACCATGCTGAACTTGAGGTGCTTGGTGTGTTCCCACTTCGCAGCCTCTTGACGCCACACGAGTCGGATGACCCGGATAGGGGCCACGATGATCACACCGCGCAGGAAGCTGGTGCGGATCAGGTGGGCCAGCGTGGTCAGTGTGATCACGGTCTTACCCAGTCCCATGTCCAACCACAGCATCGAGTTGGGATGCGTGGACTGGAAGTTGACTGCCTTCTTTTGGTAGTCGTGGAGCAGGTCAGGTGTCAGCATCCCATCACCATCACGTCAACCATCAACTTACCCTCGGCCACGTTGTCAATCACGAAAACGTTGACCATCTGTTGCCGGAGCCTTTCGTGCTCTCGGTACTGTGCTGGCGTGGGCACTTGACCCTCGCGCTTGAACTCGCAGAACCACATGCGCCCATCGGGTCCGATGAACAGACGATCAGGCACAGCGGCACGGGCGGGGCTGGTGAACTTGTACGCCAGCACACCCTTGGACTTGGCGTAGTCGCAGACCTTGGCTTCAATCTGTTTTTCCAGCATTGCGTGTCTCCAGTTCGATCAGCAACTCAATGTAGTGCTTGGCCTTCTCAAGATCGGCGATGCCGTTCTTCTTGCGCCAGCGGGAAACGTACTTGATCACGTTGCCCTCAAAGTACCCAATCGCGGTGGCGTGGATGTATTCGACTGGTTGAATCGGTTGG